CAATTTCTTTGCAGACTTGAGAAACAGATACATGTATGAGAGCGACTTTAATCCCTCTTTGTTAGACGTTACTAGCGTGTACTGGAAGCCTTGTCCTACTTATAAGTTGGCTCCAGATTTGAAGTCCATAGAGACCTCTGCTACCAAATTGGCTCTTCAAAGTTTGCCTCATGGGCACTTTTCTCAGCTTGAGCAGATGAAGTATTCTGATGGCGACGCCGCTGTTGCTCTGATGTTTGAAGGATCCGCAGTCACGCCTCCTGGCTCTTGTGGTGGTATGGTTGTGCCTTTGAATCCTCGCTTTGGAGGAGGAGGAAGAAGCTTTGGCTTGGGCCACACTGGCCATGCTATTGGCTACAATCGTTCTTATGCTTATAGCGTTTTGAGAGACGACATCGATGACATTGTAGAGAGGTATCCTTGGATTTTAGATGTTGTTTACAAAGACGACACTAAAGATCTTATTCCAGTCGCTGTTGTCAATGACGTTACTAAGAGAGGTGCTATCTTCCACTCTCCCAAGCCTGGTTTTCTTCCAGGGAAAACAGATTTGTTGCGTTCAGCTGTTTTTAACTGCGTAGAGGGAGTTCAAGTTGGAGGCGTCCCTATGCCTCCTCCTTTCAGAATCCCAGCCAGAGTGAGAGCGATTGATGAGATGAAGGCCAAGTATCCGGTCTATCTCAAAAGCGTGGATCCTTGGCTTCAACAGGATTTGGTCGAGTGCGCTTTGGCGACTAGAGATCATAAGATGAGCGCAGCTCGGTCCTGTCTGATTAGAGCTACTAGTCCTCTTTCTTGGTTCGAAGCTATCAATGGCACTGCAGATGGTCACGTCAAGCCTCTCAAAATGCAAAGCGCGGCTGGCTTTACTAATCTTGAGACACCCCCTGGAGCAGGAAAGCTCGGTTATTTTGAGCTCATTCCTGAAACCACTCATTATCGCATTAAGCCGGAGTTTCAAGATGAGTTTGACACTTGTTTTACTCTAATGTTTGTTTATGGAGTGATTCCTTTCCATTTTGCCAAAACAACTCCGAAGTCGGAGCTCAGGCCTCCTACTAAAGCCCCTCGAGCGACCTCTTCCCAGCACGTTATTATTTTGCTTTGTTGCCGACGCGTTTATGCGTTGTGTCAAGCTGTGGAGGCTTATGGAGCTCCTTATAATGGGACTGCGACTGGCATAGATCCCACAGGTCAGAATGGAAATTCTCTTTGGACCTTGCTCTCTTGTTATGAAGACGCTATTTGTGGAGATGCCAAGACTTTCGACGCTAGCCAAGAAGCCACTTTCACTTTGATTGTTGATGTTCCTATTGTTGAGGGAGAGTTGAAGTTTGTTTATCCCAACCTCGACACCC